TGACGGTTGAGGGCGCCGCGCAACGCCCTTCAGTCCCCGCCGCATGCACCGTCGCGTTCGCTCGCGCACGCGAGAGCGTTTCGGCACATTGGGCGCATGCCCGGACCAACCGAATCGCCGCAACTTTTTGCTGATCTGCAGCGCCAGATGGCGAACGTCGTTCGCGTGGGCACCATCACCGACGTCGACCATAGCGCCACCCCGCCGCTCGTGCGCGTTCGGCTCACCGAGAAGGGCAGCACCGACTGGCGTCCCTACGTCGAACTGCGCGCAGGCAAGACCGGCACATGGAACCCGCCGACCGTTGGCGAGTGCGTCCTGTTCCTGTCCCCGAACGGGATGACCGAGGGCGGCTACGCGCTGCCCGGCCTGCCCACCGAGAGCCATCCAGCGCCCAGCTCGGACCCAAACAAGACCGTCACGAAGTACCCCGACGGCGCTGTCGTGGAGTACGACCACGCTGCCCACAAGCTCAAGGTCACGCTGCCGGCGGACGGCACCGCCGACATCGAAGTCCCCGACGCCATCACCGTGAAATGCAAGACGGCCGACGTGACAGCCAGCGAGAGCGCGAAGGTGCACTCGCAGGAGATCACCCTCGACGCGCCGAAGACCATCGCCACCGGGCAACTGCTGGTGCAGGGCTTGCTCACCTTTACCGCCGGCATGGCCGGGTCCGGCACCGGCCCCGGCGGCAAGACCGCCGAGATCGATGGCGACATGACCTTCGTCAACGGCCATGGCATCACCACCGATGGCGGCGACATCGTCGCCGGCGACATCAGCCTGCTGGAACACCGCACGTCCGGCGTGCAGGGCGGCGATGAGATCAGCGGGAAGCCGGTGCCATGAGCGGAATCTCCAAGACCACAGGCAAGGTGCTCTCGCGCCGAGAGCACATCGGGCAGTCCATCGATGACATCCTGACGACGCCCATCCGCACGCGCCTGATGCGCCGCAACTACGGCAGCTACCTGCCGCAGATGGTGGACCACCCGGCCACCGCGGCGAATCGCCTGCGCCTCATCGCGGCGACCGCCCAGGCCATCATGAAATGGGAGCCACGCACCCGCCTGCTGAGCGTGCGCGTCGGCTTCACCGCACAGGGCAAGTGCCAGCTGCACATCGTTCGCCGCGACACCAACAGCGTCGACAGCACCACCTATACCGTCACCGTCGGGGGCATGGCATGAGCATGGACATGTCGCTGCTGCCGGCGCCGGCCGTCATCGAAGCGCTGGACTTCGAATCGATTCTCGCCAAGCGCGTTGCTCTGTTTCAGGATGAGTGCCGAAAGGTTGGCTTCGACTACACGCTGCTACTCGAATCCGATCCGGCAATGAAGCTGCTGCAGGTGCAGGCCTATCAAGAGCTGGAGATGCGCCAGCGCATCAACGATGCGGCCAAGGCCTGCATGCTCGCCTACGCCACGAAGACTGACCTCGACAACCTGGGCGCGAACTATCGCGTTTCTCGCCTGATCGTCACGCCGGCCGATCCGGACGCGGTGCCGCCGGTCGAGGCCGTCTATGAGGATGACGAACGTTTTCGCGAGCGCATCCAGTTGGCGCCCGAAGGCATCACGACGGCGGGCCCGAGGGAAAGCTACCGCTACCACGCGCTCACGGCCAGCGCGGAAGTCGGCGACGTGAGTGTCGACAGCCCTCTGCCCGGCACCGTGCGCATCACAGTGCTTTCCACGTCTGCGACCGGCGTCCCCTCCGAATCGCTGCTCAACACCGTGAGCGCCGCGCTCAACGCCGAGAAGATCCGCCCGCTTTGCGACAGCGTGCCCGTGCAGGGGCCGGAAATCTTCGAGACCGCCATCACGGCCAAGGTGTACCGCTACGAGGGGCCTGCGGGCGAGGTGGCCCTGGAGAACGGCGAGGCGGCGCTCGCGAAGTGGCTCCAGCAGATCCGCAGGCTGGGCAAAGGGTTGCCGCACTCCGGCATCGATGCCGCACTCCATCAGCCTGGCGTTGACCGTGTCGAGATCACACAGCCGCCGGCGGACATCCTGTGCACCAAGACCCAATGGGTTCGCGTCACGGCCATCACCGTCCTCGAAGAGGTGATCCGTGTCTAGCCTCACGCCTTCCCAGCGGCTGCTGCCGCCCAATCGCACACCGTTGGAGCTGGCGCTCGCAGGCGCCTCACCGCTGGAGCTGGACACCAATGGCCTTCGGCACCTGTGGACGGCCATGCTGTGCCTCGCGCCGCTGCTGCCATGGCTCTCGTGGACGCTCTCTGTTGAGGCCTGGCAGGACGCGAGGTCCGACGACGCCAAACGTGCGCTGATCCTGAACTCCATCGAGATCCATCGGCACAAGGGCACGCCCTGGGCGATCCGCCTGCTGATCCGATCGCTGGGCTTCGGCGAGGTGGACATCATCGAGCGCGTCGGCGGTCGCACCCACAACGGGACGATCCGCCGCGACGGGATCTATCCGCACGCCTCGTTGGCCAGCACCTGGGCGACCTACATGGTCGCCTTGCAGCGGCCTATCACCAATGCGCAGGCCGAGCGCCTGCGCAAGCTCCTGCCGTCCGTCGCGCCTGCACGCTGCCATCTGGTCGCGCTGCGCTATGCCTCGGTCGCCAACAGCCACAACGGCGCCACCCGACGTGACGGCGCCTACAACCACGGAAGCGCCTGATGGCAAACCTCAACGAATCCGACCAGTGGGAAACCGGGATTTACCAGCTCGAAGAAGATGACCCGGTCCTTGGCGGTCCCACCGGCATCGATAACCGCCCACCGCGCGAGCTAGCGAATCGCACCCGCTATCAGCGCCTGCGCAACGTCACCCCGTGGGATGCCACGTTCACCTACCCTCCCAACGTCGCGTATGTGAGCTACGGGGGCACCACTTGGAAGAGCGTAGGCGAGAGCCTCAACGTAGCACCCGGCACGGACCCCGCGAAGTGGGTCCGGTGGGCTTTTACCGCTGGAGAACTCAGCGCGGCGCTCGGCGATGCCATGGCCACGCACGAAGCCAAGGTCAACCCCCATCCGCAGTACGCCACGGATGCCGACTTGGCGGCACACGTCGCTGACGCCAATCCTCACCCGCAGTACGCCACGGACGCCGACCTCGCCGCTCATCTGGCAGCGGCCGACCCCCACGCACAGTACATCCTGGCCGCTGGCGACGCGATGAGCGGCCCGCTGACCCTTGTCGATGCCGGCCAGTTCGACAGCAGCGCCAAGGCCGCCAGCACGGCTCACGTACAACGAGCGCTGGGCAACTACAGCGGCTCGCGGGACATCACGGTCACGGGCGGCACGAACCTCACGGCCGCCGACATGGGCCGATACATCAGCGTCTCGGCCGCCGGGGTGAACCTGACCCTGCCCGCAGGCAACGCAATCGTGGCCGGCGCCACATTCGTCTTGGGGCCTTCTCAGCGTTGCGTCATCAGTCGCAGCGGCGCGGACGGGATCATGACGCCTGCGGGCTCCGTAGTGACCAGCATGGCTCTGTTTTCCCCGGCCATCGTGACATGGCGCGGCGACATCTGGCACGTCATCGAGCTTCCAATGGGAGGTGATGCCGATGCTGGAGAGGTGTTCTACACGGCGCGCGCCACCCCGCCGGCAGGCTCAATCAAAGCGAACGGCGCGGCGGTGTCCCGCACCACGTACAGCCGACTTTTTGCGGCCATCGGCACCACGTTCGGCGTTGGCGATGGCGCGACAACCTTCAACGTGCCCAACGCCCGAGGTCTCGTACTTCGGGGCATAGACGACGGGCGAGGTCTCGACACGGGTCGCGTCCTCGGTTCCGAACAGGAAGGCACCTGGCTGCGCACGATGTCACAGGAGTGGACTGGCGCGGACGGCGTATCCGGTGGCCCGTACGGCTTTGGCAATCCGTTCGCGAATGCAGACGCAGTCATCAGCAACAACGGTGGTCCGGGTGGAACGGTGCCCACCGGCGCGAAAGGTGCCGGGGGCGGCGCGTGGCAACCGGCCGCAAGCGACAACTTCATGTTCGCAACCGCAACAGTCGATCCGGGCGTCGCCAACACCTGGATTCGCTTCCGCATGTCCAACCTGGCACTACTGGCCTGCATCAAGTACTGAGGCACCCTCATGAACATCAAGACGGTCTATTCCTCCGATCCGGAAACACGGTTGTACAAAGGGCCGGTCTATCTCGACGACAGTGATCTGTCGCCACTGGAGCCCGGCGTCCATCTGATTCCGGGGGACTGCCTCGAAGAGAGCCCACCTCACATTCCCGAAGGGTTTCGCGCAGTCGCGCACGGCAACACCTGGGCGCTGGTCGCGATCCCCGCCGTAGCACCGCCGGCACCACCGTCGCTCGACGACCTGCGCGCGACCCTGATGGAACGGGCCACCGCACGCCGCTGGGACGTCGAAACCGGCGGCATCACGCTGCCCAACGGCGTCAAGGTGCGCACCGGCATCGACGATCAGACCCGCATCAACTCTGTCATCACGGGCATGCGATCCGAAGGTTACGAGACCGTCGATTTCAAGGCGGCTTCGGGTTGGGTCGAGCTGTCGCTCGAAGAACTGCGTGTCATTCGCGGATTCATCGCGGGCCATGTTCGTGCCTGCTATGCGGCGGAGCGCGCCCACCACGACGCAATTGCGGTCCTCCCCACCGTGGAAGCCGCTCAGACCTACGACATCGGCGCAGGCTGGCCCAGCCCAGTCATCACCGCTTCGCCCCAAGCCTGAACCACTTTTCCTAGGAGCACTCCCCCATGTCCACCGAATACCACCACGGCGTACGCGTCTTCGAGGTCGACGAAGGCGGCGCGACCATCCGCGTCGTCAGCACGGCCATCATCGGCATCGTGGCCACCGCGCCGCAGGCCGACCCGGCGGCCTTCCCGCTCAACACCCCGGTGCTGCTCACCAA